TTTTGCTAATACACATATCAATGAGATCACAGCCATCGCACCAAGGACCGAGGCTCTTGAAACACCGATTGAAGTGACCAAGGTCCAAGATACATATTGGGATAATACAACTTATACGAGGACCGAGATTAAAACAGTTGACAACAATGTTGGATAGTGTAGGATAAGATATAACAAACATACAGGAGAACATATGATCAAAGCAACTAACCCATACTCTAACCAGTCAACGATGTTAACACCAGAGGAACACAAGTTATACATTGAGATCAAGGAACATGAGAGAGATGAGGAATACAATGCAATGCAAAAGAAATTGTCTAAGTTCAGTAGACTGAATGCAGCAGCATTCATGGTACTACTAGACTAACTGAGTTACATACATGTGTGACCCTGTAGGGTCACACTCACACACAACTATAAGTTGTGTCGCCGCGCTCTTACATATTTATTATATCAATAGAGGTACCAGACCGGATCCGGTTTGTTTTTATTACATATAAGTCGATAACCCTTTACATAAAAAGGGGTCCCACTACTCTGGGTTGTATTGCTTGTTTTAGACAGTTAAGGGTGGTATAATACTTCTTCACTGTTAAAAAGGTGCCAAAAATTTTATAAAAATTTTTATGAAAAAAAATATAGATATAACTAAGTTACCTACTGACATTCGAGAACAGTACCGAAGATTTCAAGTCTTACATGCTGAAAAAAAAATACAACGAAAAGCCAAAGATGATTTTATGTCTTTTACTAAAGCTGTGTGGCCAGAGTTTATTGAAGGCGCACACCACAGAGTTATAGCTCAAAAATTTAACGATCTTGCAAACAAGAAAATTAACAGATTAATTATTAACATGCCACCCAGACATACTAAGTCTGAATTTGCATCTTACCTACTTCCAGCTTGGATGGTGGGCCGTAATCCAAAACTAAAAATTATTCAAGCAACCCACACAGGTGAGCTTGCGGTAAGATTTGGACGTAAAGCAAAAACCTTGATTGATAGTGATGAATACTCTAAGATATTTGATACAAGATTAAGAGAAGACTCGCAAGCTGCCGGCAGGTGGGAAACAGCACAAGGTGGTGAGTATTTTGCTGCGGGTGTCGGTGGTGCAATCACTGGACGGGGTGCTGACTTATTAATAATTGATGATCCTCACTCTGAGCAAGACGCAATGTCAGCTAATGCTTTTGACAATGCTTACGAATGGTACACATCTGGTCCACGTCAAAGGCTTCAACCCGGTGGACAGATAGTATTGGTCATGACTAGGTGGTCAAAAAAAGATTTGACCGGTGTTTTATTAGACAATCAGAAAAAAGTTAAGGGTGATCAGTGGGAAGTGGTCGAGTTTCCAGCGATCTTGGACCACGGAAAAGGAATGGAACCCGTTTGGCCTCAATATTGGAAAATAGACGAGTTAGAATCCGTTAAAGCAACACTTCCGGTTGGAAAATGGAACGCGCAGTGGATGCAAGAGCCAACTTCTGAAGAAGGAGCACTAATTAAACGAGAATGGTGGCGAAAATGGGATAAAGAATTTTTACCAGACGTTACTTACATCATTCAAAGCTATGATACCGCTTTTTTAAAAAAAGAAACTGCCGATTACTCCGCAATCACTACTTGGGGTATTTTTTATCCAGAAGAAGGTGGAAAACCAAATATAATTTTGTTAGATGCAATAAAAGAACGTTATGAGTTTCCAGAATTGCGTCGTGAAGCTCTTGAACAATATAAATACTGGGAACCAGACATGGTAATTGTCGAGCAGAAGGCATCTGGTACTCCACTAACCCATGAACTTAGACAAATGGATATTCCAGTTCAGACCTTTACACCATCGAGAGGAAATGATAAGCATGTAAGAGTAAATTCTTGTGCACCGTTATTTGAGGCCGGATTAATCTGGGCTCCTGACGAACAATTTGCAGAAGAGGTCATTGAAGAGTGTGCATCATTCCCATATGGCGATCATGATGATTTAGTCGACAGTATGACTATGGCTGTTATGCGATTCAGACAAGGAGGTTTTTTACCCCATCCTGAAGATTATGAAGACGATATAAAACCAACACGTAAAAGAGAATATTATTAATGTCAAAATTAGAATTTGGAAAACAAATAGGAAGAACCTTACAAGGTCTACTTACTAGATTTGTTTTACAAAAAGGTAGAAAACCAAATAATTTAGAAATGATTTTGCTTAAACGAGAAGCAGCTCAAACAGGTGTAGAAGAAAGAAAAATTATTAGTATGGTTGATCGTCAACCTGTTAACGCCGATGAACCAATCATGGGTGGTCAAAATCTTAAAAAAGAATTTATATCTGAAACTGATGATGAAATTATAGCAAGATTAAAAAAAGGAAACAAAGATTCTCTTAACAGATTAAAAAATAAAAAAGACAAACCCGATGACATGGCAACAGGTGGACGTGCTGGTTATTACGGCGGCGGTCAAGCAATGGTTGGTGAAGATCTATCAGAAATTGGTCATGGTGCAGATGCCTTGATGGCAAGAAACATGCAACTTGCTCCAAACAGTCAAGCTACAACTTCCACAGGATTAAATTATTTATTAGGTCAAGATAACGACACAGTTAGGATTCCTTATGGCAAAGGTAAACTTGCTAAGAAAGCCGTAGACGAAGGACGAAGAGGGTTTATGAAAGCTGCAGGTGCAGGCGCTGCGGGTATTGCTGCACTTAAAACAGGCTTATTAGGATTTGGAGAAAAGGTAGCTCCGGCTGCTTACGATGCAGCAAAAGATGTAAAAAAAATTGTAGAAGGTGTGCCACCATACTTTATGAAACTAGTAAATAAAATTAGAAAACTTGGTGATGATGTAACTGAAACAGGTGCACTATCAGAGAGACAGAACGTTAAACAATATAAAGATTATACTCTAACTGAAGATGCTGCAACAGGTAGACTTGAAGTTCAAAAAATTAAAACAGGTGCAGGAGAAGATTTTGCAAAAGATAATTTTGGTAATGGTTTAACAGAAGAAGTTTATATGAGCTATCAACCGGGTGAAGTTTTAGAAGGAGCAGGTAAAATGAAACCACTTAAAACTGCAGATGAATATCAAGAAGGAACTGCTTATCTTCGAAACGATGGCCCTAACACTGGTGACATTTACGAAGAAGTGTCTGGAGTTACAGATGATATACTTAAAGAAGTTGGAGAAGAAATACCAGAAGTTATTAGAAAAGGACAAGCAGACGGTGGTCGTATCGGTTATAAAGTAGGTAAATTTGTAAAAGGTATTAAAGGTATTGCAGGATTACTTAAAAAATCTAAAAAGAAAAACAGAGAAATGACTCCTGATGAGCTTGAAATTTTTGATGCGGAGATAGGCGATAATATAGAAGCTTATAGTTTTGATGGCACTGTTGAAGATGGAGCAAGAATTTTAAAAGAAGAAGCGGACTATGCAGCAGAAATGTTGGCAGAATATAAATCAATAGGTGGATCAAAAAGATTAGGTGGACCAAAAGACCCTATGGCAGATGCAATTGATAATGCGTCTCCAGGTTATACTGGCGATCTTAAATATGATGCACAACTAGTAGCAGATGATTTAGCAGAAAAAATGTATGGCGTAGAGTATGATGATTTAACTCAAGTTCAACAAATGGATCTCTATGATAAAGCTTACACGGGATTATCTAAAAATCAACAAGGTTTCAAAGAAATGCAAAAATTATCTAAGCCCACTAAAACTTTAGAAGGTATAAAAAACACGGGTACTATAGATATATCAAATCCAGATGTCGCAGAAGAGTTTACAAAATTCATAAAAGAATCTAATCCTAAAGGTTTTAAAGATATAAAACAAAAAATTCAATTAGAATCTTTCGATCCTAAAAAAACTAAAGGAAATGCCAAAGGTGGTAGAATCACTTACTCATCAGGTGGCTTAGCTAAAATGTTAGGAGAATAATGAGTTACAAAAATACTGTAAAAGATTATTCACAAATGATAAGGTTCTTGACCCGTGATAAAACAAGCACTGTTCCAAGCGCCATGGACCAAGAACCACTGACCATGTACAGTCAGGGTCAGTTAGTACAGCCCAATATTGATGGATCACGGCCCGGGTATTCTGGAACAAATGCTGAAACAGGAGAAGGTTTTCAAAAAGGACATAAATTTGGTAGAGATCTTAAAGGTAAGCCGAGTTTAAATGTTGCAGGTAAAAATCAATATACCCCAAAAACAACAAAAGAAATCCAAGCTATCATAGATGCTAATCCAGATTACATAACTCCTAATAATTTTTATGAACCAACGAACACAATGAAACAAAAAGGTATGAAAAAATTATTAACATTTACTGATACACAAAACTCTGATGTTGTGTTTCAAAGAACAGGTTCACCTGATCCAGATCCTGCTAAACAAACAGCTACAAACACTAAAAGAACTGAAGCAAAAAAAAGATTAGAAGGAAGAATTGTTCAACTAAAATCACCTAAAGGTTATCAAGTGCATCATATTATGCCTTTAGCAGGAAATGAAAAATTAAATACAGGAGACTATGCTGTAGTTTCAAAAGAGATGAATGCAAAAATGTCTAAGTATAATGTAAAAATAAACAAATTAGTTAATGAAGCGTATGATTTAGATTATAATAAAACACCTAGTTTAAAAAAGCTAGATAAAATAAATAACGATTTGTTTGATGTTCTTAAGACAGTAAAAAAAGATCTACCTAAAAAATATGAAGGACTACTTGGTTTTAATAAGTTAACTCCTGTATTAGATACTTTTGATGATCAAGGTAAACAAGTTTTTTCTGCCGAACCTCAAGGAATAGATTACAAAAAATCTATTGCAGGGATAAAAGGAGACAAAATAAAAGATACTAAAAGATCAGTTATTCAAAAATTAGTTGATAACTCTCCAAAATTTAAATCACAAGTTATTCCAGGACTAGAAAGTTTAATGAAAGCAGCAGATAATATAAAAGGTGATTTTGCAAAAAAGAAATTTTTAACAGCAGGTTTTAAAACTTTAGGTGTTGCAGTAGGAGCTCCTCTTATTGCTTACGATACTTATCAAGCATACAAAAAAGGTAAACCCATGCTCGAAGCATTAGAAGAAGGTTTTATTGGAACAAGTGTAATAGGGGATACAAAAAAAGTTTTTACATTAAACTCAGAAGAGCGTGAAGCAAGGAGTGTTGTTAAACAAGATCAAATAAATAAAAAAGTTGCTCAAGATTTTTCAATGTTAGATACAGATTTTATGCAACCCGTAGTACAATCAAATTTAAATGTAGATCAAGCTACCAAAGATTATGAAATAGCAAAACAAAGAGTATTAGATTTAGAAACACGAAAAAATGCTGATAGAGCAAAAAATAGACAGTTTTCAGGAATTGGGAGTTTAGAAATTGACTTATAAAAATCCAACACTTGTAAAAAACATGAAACATGTTAAGTTAAAAGAAATCCCACCTTTAAGAGGACCAAATCCTCAAGGCTTGATTAAAGACAAGAAACAAGATAAACCAATACAGGAGAATAAATATGGCAGATATAGATAAGACACTTCCAAACGGTGCAAGACCCGAAGACGAAGTCGCAGAAGAAATTGATATTGAGGAGATTAAAGATAATCCTAAAAGCGCAGTAGAAATTTTAGAAGATGAAGATGGTGCAACAATTGATTTTGACCCATCACAAGTTGATATGCCAGAAGACGGCGGAGATCACTTTGCCAATTTAAACGAATTACTTCCTGAAGAAGACACAAGTGTCATTGGTAATCAACTACAAGCGGATTACATGGAGTACAAAACATCCCGTGCTGAATGGGAAAGAGCTTACATTGTAGGCCTAGATCTTTTAGGATTTAAATATACAAACAGAACAGAACCTTTTCAAGGAGCAAGTGGTGCAACTCACCCCGTGTTAGCTGAAGCTGTTACTCAGTTTCAATCATTAGCTTATAAAGAATTATTACCTGCAGATGGACCAGTAAGAACTATGGTTATGGGTGCAACAAACCCACAAAAAGAAATGCAAGCTCAAAGAGTTAAAAATTTTATGAACTATCAAATAATGGATCAGATGAAAGAGTATGAATCTGATTTTGATCAAATGTTATTTTATCTTCCATTATCTGGTTCAACATTTAAAAAAGTTTACTATGACGACTTACTGGGACGAGCAGTATCAAAATTTGTTCCAGCCGATGACCTTATTGTTCCGTACACGGCTACCTCATTAGACGATGCGGAAGCAGTCATCCACGTTGTTAAGATGTCAGAAAACGATTTAAGAAAGCAGATGTATTCTGGTTTTTATTCTGATATTGAATTAACAAAACCTACTGGCACTGTCACAAACGAACTTGAAGAAAAAGAACGTGAAGTTGAAGGTGTTAGTAAATCTCAAAGAATAGATCCTTTGTACACACTTTTAGAATGCCACGTTAATCTAGACTTAGAAGGTTTTGAAGATGTGGGTAATGACGGCGAACCCACTGGAATAAAATTACCTTACATCGTTACAGTCGAAGAAGGTAGTAAAAAAGTTTTATCTATCAGACGAAACTTTGCAGCTAATAATCCTAAGAAAAATAAAATTGATTACTTTGTCCATTTCAAATTTCTGCCAGGACTAGGCTTTTATGGCTTAGGATTAATTCACATGATTGGCGGTTTGAGTCGTACTGCAACTGCGGCTCTCCGTCAGTTATTAGATGCTGGGACGTTATCAAATTTACCAGCCGGATTTAAACAAAGAGGTGTTAGAGTAAAAGATGATGCCGCTAATATACAACCAGGAGAATTCAAAGACGTTGACACTCCAGGTGGTAATCTAAAAGATGCTTTCGTATTCTTACCTTACAAAGAACCGTCACAGACTTTATTACAGTTGATGGGAATTGTAGTTCAAGCAGGACAAAGATTCGCGTCCATTGCTGACATGCAGGTTGGTGACGGGAATCAACAGGCGGCTGTTGGTACAACCGTAGCTCTTTTAGAACGTGGTTCAAGAGTAATGTCAGCGATACATAAAAGACTGTACGTAGGTCTTAAACAAGAATTTAAATTACTGGCTAAAATATTTGGTGAGTCTTTACCACCAGAATATCCATACGATGTAATTGGTGCTGCAAGAAATGTTAAGGCAACTGATTTTGATGAAAGAGTAGATGTATTACCGGTAGCTGATCCTAATATATTCTCAATGAGTCAAAGAATATCTATGGCGCAAACTCAATTACAATTAGCTCAATCTAATCCGCCAATGCATAATATGTATATGGCTTATAGAAACATGTATGCAGCAATTGGTGTTAAAGACATTGACAGAATTTTACCACCACCTCCACCGAATCAACCTAAAGATCCGGCGTTAGAACATATTGATGCAATGGGACAAAAAGCATTTCAAGCTTTTCCAGGTCAAGATCACAGAGCCCACATTACTGCTCACTTAAATTTTATGGCTAGTAATTTTGTTAGAAACAATCCTAGCATTACAGCAGCCTTAGAAAAAAACATTATGGAACACTTATCGTTAATGGCTCAAGAACAAGTTCAATTAGAGTTCCCACAAGAAATGCAAATGTTGCCACAACTACAACAAGCAGCAGCACAGAACCCACAAGCTCAACAACAGCTTCAGCAAATATCTCAGAAGATAGAATCTAGAAAAGCATTACTAATTGCTGATATGACTGAAGAGTTTATGAAGGAAGAAAAACAAATTACATCTCAGTTTGATCATGATCCACTACTTAAATTAAAACAAAGAGAAGTAGATCTTAAAGCTATGGATGCTGAAAGAAAAGCTAAAGAAGATGAAGCTAGGTTAAGTTTAGATAAATCTAAATTTTTACAAGGTTCACAACTAGATAATGCAAAACTACAACAAAATGAAGATTTGGCTAATTTAAGAGCCGATACAGCCATTGAGAAATCAATGATGTCTGCAGATGTTAAATTAACCTCAGATGCTATGAAGGCCACGGACGTAAATGTCTTGAAAGGACCTAGAAGATAGTGTATTAAAACTTAGGAGATAATTATGAAAATAACAAAACCAACAGCGACTGACATTAACAAAGACGGTTACAAAACCGGTGGTGTTGATGTAAAAGTCGATTCTCAAAACTTGCACCTAGATCCAAGATCTCAAACAAGTATTAGAGGAAGAAATTACGTTGCCCAAGGTGATGTTGCTGACGTTAGAGGAACTAAAAGAAT